CCTTCAGCCTGAATCGGCATTTGTTGATAAACCTGACCTGCAAATTTAATATCTACAAAATTGCCATTAATTGTGTTACTAGAGGCTCCATTATGAAAATAATAAGTAGGCTTAACTGCTTTCCAAGTCACAGTGCCATCAACAACAGTACCTCCTACTGAAGCAGGCCATGAAGGTTCAGAACTTCCAGTAGTACCAGGGATGATAGCCCTAAACACCAAACCACTTGCATGTGTTGATGTGCTTCTCACTTCTTTCCCGTATCTTTTATCTTCATCATCAGCCCAAGGACTCCACCCAGCCGTTCTTGCATTGCCATGTAAAGTCGTATCTAATTCCAACTCGAACAATTCAATAATTGCAGTTGGATTTACACTGATCAGTTCGTCATAAGTACTACTAAAAGCAGTCCAGATCAAAGTAGTCCCATCAAGAACAGTTTGACCAACTTTCTCAGGCCAATCAGGTTCTGTCGCTGCACTTGTACCTGCTGTTGTGCATTTATAAGAAAGACCAGTTGATCCTGGCTCGACAGAGACACGAATATCTCCAACGGAATAAGCAGTATCAGTAGCCCACTTTGCTATTGCTGTCATTAACTCGACTCAAACACCTGCTTAAATTCCATTGAAATCGTATTGTTATTAAAAGATGTCATATCTACACTCCAACTTTCACAAACATATTTCTTGTAATTAGTTGTTGTTGGATCGATCCAATCAAAACTTTCTTTACCATTTCTATCTTGTAAGAAACCAACTATTTTATCTCGATCTGCATTAGTTCTATTATCAAAAGAAAGACTCCATTTCTTTCTTCTCGTATTCATGCCCATCGTATTTCTTTGTTGAAAACCATCCCCAAATTCGGTGATACGAAGATCAGGAGTTTCACTCACACTTGCCGCATAGCTAGGAGCCGTCACACAATTCACAGTAGCGTCATCAAAAATAGCCATAAGAAATTAAGCTAAAAGTCCTCCTGGTCGTTTTTGTTTTACTAATTCTGCCTCAATAGCAGAACCGAGCATTCTGCCTAGTTGAGCCATTTGTTTACCATCGCCTTCGACTTTAGTACCTTTCGCATCAACTGACACATTCACCGTAGTAGCACCGCCGCCACCTTCAACGCCAAGTCTTCCTCCCTTGCCACGTTTTAGGGGCATTATGGCTTCAGGACCAGCTTCACCCATCAGGCCAACTCCCTTCGCAAATGGGAAGAGTGTAGGACTGTTAACTATTCCTCCCTTATAGAAAGGAACAATACCGTTTTTGCCGTAAGCGTTTCCTAATGCGTTTGTACCAATATCCCAATCTGTATAAACTCCAGCAGCATCTAAAGCACTATCCGACATGATTTTTCCTGGCGCATTTATATCAAATTTATTCTTACCACCACCAAACAAACCACCCAAGATTCCACCACCACTAGTAAAGGAAGCAATCATATTAAATATCAATTGTTTCGCAATCATCTTCGCTATATCAGCAATAACAGAACGAGCAAACTCCTTAAATTTCAATTTTCCAGTTGTTACGAACTGACTCAAGTGATCAGCCATCCTGTCAAACCATGATGCTGTCGTATTTGCAATTTCTTCTCCCATATTTGTAACTGAGTCTGCGAATTTCGCCCAACCACCCTGCAATCCTGAGAAAGCGTCTTTTCCATTTTTTTCCAGCTTATCAAATGTAACTTTTCCTCCTAAACTCGTGATCCGTGTTTGAAGTTCTAAAACCGCATCATTGTACTCTTTTAGTTCTTTACTTAAGAGTTTTCTATCTGCTCTTGATGTTAATGGATCATTAATTTGTTCTTGTAATCCTTTTATCTTGTCTTTTACACTTTCAAGTTTTGATTCTGTTTCTGTCAGATCTAAATCAGTTATATCACCAATGATTGATACATCTTCCATCTGTTTACTAACATCATGTAAAGCCCATACAGAAGCAACAACTCCACCAATAACAGTCGCAAGTGCCACCCAAGGATTTGCTGAAGTAATAGCATTAAAGACTGCTTGTGCGGTTGTCGCAGCCTTGATTGCTTTGACAAGCCTATACACTGACCTAGTCATTTTTATCATTGCCGCCAACCCACTTCGAGCCATCCCAACTAATCCTGATTTATTTGCTATCTGCTGCTGAATGTTATACGCAACCAAAGCAACAGTTGCTGTCACTATTGCTGGCCTCAAAATATCAAAATTCTCAGCAAGAACTTTAACAACTTGAGAGAAACCAAAGAAAACATCTCCTCCAATCTCTGCAACTTTGGTTAGAGCAGGGACTAAATCAATCAATATATTTGCACTAATTTCTTGAAACTCGCTACCAATAGGAATTAATTCATCTCCAACTGCAATTCTTAACTTATTCATTGCAATTCTTGCTCTTGCCCCAGCTTCCTCAGGAGAACCTGCAATTTTCTTAGCTAAACCAGCATATTCAGTACCTAAACTTTCAATAAACTTACTCAACATATCTAACCCAACTGTTCCGTCTTTCAATGCCTTCTGCAAAGATTGAGTCGATATGTCATTTGCTTTCGCAAACTTCGTTACAGCTCCTGGAAATCTTTCACCGAGCTGCCCAGAAAGCTCTTCAGCACTCACTTTTCCTTTTGAATAGATCTGAACCATCGCTGTTATCGCCGACTTCACATCATCTGCACTACCAGCAGTACCCTTAATTGCAGCAGTCGTATTTAAGAAAGCTTCTGCTGCGTTATTTATATTTCCACCCGAACCTAAAACAGCAGCACTTAATCTTGTCATTCCTCTTATCGCTACTTCCTGCGGCACGTTGTAATCTTCTACGGCTGTCTTAACAGCCTCCATAGCGACTCCATAAGAGCCAGCATCTTTCGTGATTTGTTCTAAAGTTAACTCTGATTTAGAAATACCAGCCGCATAGTCAGTAGAACCACCAATAAATTCGGTGATGGGGCGACCAACCTGCGCTCCAACTAAACCTCCAGTCGCTGCACCTTGCTGTCCACCAAACATCTGACCAACACCAGCCCCTAAAGCACCAAACGGCCCTCCAAAATAAGCACCACCCAAAACTGATTGTCCAAATCCTAAAAGTCCTTGCTTTCCAAAACCTTTACTTGTCTTGTTTAACTTCGATAATGACTTGTCTGCTTGTTCTATCGACTTGGCGACAGATTTAAACTTCGCACTTGTTGGGGCTAATGTTTTTCTGATTTCTTCTAATTTATTCCTATGTTCTGAGATCGTTTTTATACTATTCGTTCTAACTTTGATGGTTTTCTGCAACCGTGTAATTAATTGATCCTGCGTCTCTAATTGAGGGCCATATTTATCAGCAGTGAATCCAGTGTCAAAGACACCTGCTGCACTCATTATGTTATATCGATTCTTATCTCCAAGACCTCTTGCAGGAGGTAATAATTTCTGATTAACTCTTGGATTTACAGTTTCAGCAATTTTCTTTTTCCTTGCTTCAATAGCTTTTGTTCCTGTTTCAATTAACTTATTAATTTCTTGTTGCTTTTCTTCTATCTTTTCAGTAATTGCAAGCCAAGGTTTTGTTCCATTTTCAAGATGAGGAAGCATTTCTGCTAACTCTTTCATTTCTTGCCCTAATCCAAATTCAGTTTTCGGATACTTTGGATTAAGCCCTAAACCCATAGGATCTTTAATCGTCTGTTGTATTCCTTCCCCCATCGTCGTCCTAACCAGTTTCGAGTAGGCCGTACCTTTAGGAAGTTCTCCATAACCCGTCTTTTGCCAGTCCATATAGGAAGGAAACTGGTTCGAGATATTAGTCCTATCTTTTCTAAAACCTTTTAAATACGGCCTTCTTTCATCAGCCTGCTCTGCCATCATGGCCTTCATCGTTGGACTACGCCACGCAGGAATTAACCCCCCAACTATTGTTTGAAATAATTGCGCCCCTTGCATCTTTGCTTGGAATTCCCTTGTCGCTGGCCCCATCCCCTTGCCACCGAAATAGGTTCCCTCTCCACTGCTTGTGATGCCACCTGCTTGAGAACCATATAAAGCTCTTTGGTTTGAATATAAAAACGATTTAGCTCTCGATTCCTGCTGCCTAGTAAGGTCTGTAGTCCTTATGACTTCAGCCCTTGCCATAGCTTCTCTATTAGCTACTTCAGCATCTCTAGCCCCTAACTGACGATTATTTTTCCCTGTCTCAGCATTGATTTTAACTAATAAATCTACATATCTTTTAGAAGTAATATTTAAGTCTTCTTGAATATTTAACGCTGCCATTTGCGTTGCATTTAACTTCTCCTCTTGTGCTATAAGGTCAGCATTATTGAACGAATGACGACCTTTCCCTTTTCCTTCCCTGAACTCTATGTCCCTATAAGCCGCATTAGAGCGGGCAATCATATCTTTAAAAGCCTGCGCACTCCCCTGAACATTCTTCATGTCATAGAGGCTATTCTCACCAGTTTTGAACTCGACAAGGAATTTCCTTTGCTGGTCAGAGATGTTTTGCCAAGTTCTTGTTACAAGCATCGCCTGCAAGGAAGCCATTCGATCTGCAAAAGCCTTCTCTGTTGTTGGGCCAGAAGCAGCTCGAGATCTAAGCATGGAAGCATCAGATTCAGCACCAGCACTTATGCTCCCCCCTCTTCTTCTCGCTGCCGCTTTCCCTGCCTCTAATTCTTTTTCAATCCCAGCACGGAGTTTTAATTCCTTATTTAAACCAATAAGATCCTTCGTTAAACTTTTATATGCCTGTCCTTGAAAATTACTTTGCGCCCTTAATTTTTGAAAAGCAGAAATTTGCCCCTTTATTCCGTCTGTAGTGTTCTTTGTTGCATTACCAAAATCCTTAATCTCTTTTTGTAGAGCCTCAATACTCCCTTCAGTTACCTTTGACTGCGAACTAACCTGTTTTAATTCCTTCTTTAAAAACTCAAGATTACCTAATCCTTCATTTTTTATACGAACAATCAGCTCCTGGACAGCATCTTTAGCCATTATTTAGACTCCTTCTTACTAAACTCTTTTAATGCCGCTACTTCCATAGTTTGAAGTCCTTCTAATACATCAAGGCGGTCTTCTATATTGTAGAGGTCAAATAGACCTCCAGCTA